AAACATCTTGGCCCAAAAAGAACCAACTACGCGCCGGTTTGCGTACAGACCTTTTAATTCGTAACTATCGTTGCTGATGAAGTCAAGTAACCGTATTTGCGCTGTTGACCTGATGCCAATGTCCTGGCCTGGGTTTACTTTCGGAGGTTCGCTAACAGCACTTGTTAAACCAGGTAAGCAGTCGATACCGAATAAATGCGTATCAGAAAAGCTATAGGTTTTTATTGAACCTTCTTTATAAGCGCGAATGTCGTTAGTTGTTTTAGGCGTGCCGTAGCTAGATAAATCAGCAGCAAACTCGGCATCAAAATCAGGGTCATTTACATCTAAATCAATTTGAAAAATAGTAATTATTTTTCTAGCTGTTTTTTGTTTAATATCCAGATATGCCATTATGCTTGGCCCTTAACGGTAAGGGTGAAACCGCCATACAACGGCGAATTGTATGATGCAACATCGTGCGACCACGTGCCGTAAATACATTCGTTCGGGTACATTTCCTGGTTCCAGCCAACCCAAACCGGCAAGCCTTTTGCTTCATCAATAAACTTAGACCACTCAACCCTAAGCCATTCATGCGGGATTAACTTAAAAGGTAACACTTCTTCATTACCTTTAGTGTTAATCGTAGAACGCCCGTTAGAGTTCGATTGCGTGGTGTGATGTGTTATTTCGTCTTTAGTATTCCACCGCGCCGGTGTATACCCGACCGACGGGCTTACCGGCATTTTTAAACATTGGCCAAAAGCTATTTCACCTATTTGAAACGCTGCCGCTGCGGTAATTTCAATTTTTGCTTTAACTGAAATTTGATTTTCAAAAACAACCATAACAGGTTGATTGTCGCGACCATTGGTAGCAGTAACAACTAAATAATATTCAGATAAATCGGCATCCCATAAATAGAAACTTATAGTAACGCCCGCACTATACAAATTGGCACCGGCTACAGTATTAATAGTTTTTAAAGATGAGAATTGCAATTCTATTTCGGTTATGCCCATTGCGCCTGTATAGAAAATATTTGTTAAATTGTCATAAAGCGGTGCAATATCGCCGCCTTCTAAAACAGTAGCTTCGGGCATTATATTTTTATACATGATATAAGTAGCAACGTCGTTACTTACGCTAACGCCGCTGCCGTCATTTAAAAATAAAATATTACCAATCTGTTGCATCTTATGCGCCTATTCTTTTAGCGTTTGCAATACCTGCTGCATATCGTAGCATAATTCTTGATGAAATCGGTTCGTCGTTTACAGCCAATTCTCTAAGCTGCTTTAATATATCTTCGTTGCCCACAATAGACAAGTTCTGAACTTGCTCCGCTGCTTGCGGTAATTGTGGGGATGCAGCCGGTGAAGATGCGCCAGCCGAACCAATTGCGCCACTTGAACTACCCGCCATAATAGCTGCTGCTGATATTTTACCTTTCAACGAGGTTGCTGTTGCTAAAGCAACTAACGACGGGTTTAAAATAGGTCCTGGCGGTGTGGCTAAAATTTGTGCCGCAGCTGCTTCATGATTTGCGTAAACTTGAAACGCGCTGATACCGGCTTGCACTAAACGTAAAGCTTTACCTGCTTTTTTACTACCGCCTATTAAATTAACTAAAGCGCCTATGCCTATTTGGGCTGTATCTAAATAAGTATTTTGTATTTGTTCTTGTAACGCAATAGAATTTTGAGTTTCTTCAATAGCAGCTTGCTCCCTTTCGTATCTGGCCTGCGCTTCTATTTCAGTAATGGATTGTTCATAAGCTAATGTGTTTAACTTATTTTGTTCTTTAATGGCGTTTATTGCTTCTTGTTTTGCATATTCCGAATAAACTTCATTTTCTAAAATCTTTTGTAATCGTTCTTGATTGTCAGCAAGTTCGCTGGTTAATGTTTCTTGCGCCTTGGCTTTTTCAGCAGACGTTTGAATTTCTATTTGTGCAATGCGCTGTTGATATTGACTCGCCCATACATTGTTTAATGTTGCGCCATAAGTTTTATAGCTGTTTATTCTAGCATTTAATGCTTGTTCGATTATTTTGTTTTCATTCTCTAAACCTGAAGTAAGCAAATCAGATTGAAAAATACTTTTTTCTAACTGGTCATCTAATTTACCTTCACCTTTAGCTATGCCCGATTTCACTTTAGCCAGCGCTTTATCTGGCGGTGTAATTGCTGTTCTTTTACGTTCTTCTTTTAAAAGCTCTTTGCTTAATTCTAATTCGGCCAAATAGTCAAGTCTTTTTATTCTGGCCCTTTCTGAAGCTTGTTCAGATACTTTCTTTTCTTCTTCGTTTTGATTTAAGATACCGTTTATAGTTTGTTCCCTAGCCGCATCAATTATTTCAAATTGTTCTTTTATATATTTGCGGTTAGCTTCTTCTCCATTAAAACTAAAAATAGCCTCGCCTATTGCTTTTCCTTTATCGAGGATAGCAGCAAGTTCCACTGTAATTATTTTAGTAACTGCCGATATGTTAGGAATTGCATTTAAAAAAGCGTCTTGTAAAAATTTAGTTATTTCACCAGACCATGCCTTTGTACTTAGTGACAATTGTTCTTGGCTTATGCCTGTTTGTTTTGAAAATTCGTCAAAACCTACAGTCGCAATCATAGCCTGTGCATAAAACAAATCACCGAATTCGGCAATTGCGCCAGATTTCATCAGTAATGATAATTCGTCCATAGCTTTGGACAATTCAATTATCGTGTCACTAACAGCTTGGTCCGCGCCTGTAATTTCGCTAAAAGTACCGACCATTTGTTTAGCACTGTTGGTTGATACTGTGAATGAATCGGCGATTGTTTTATTTGCCTTATCAAAAGCTGCTTGGAACTCAGGCAATTCCCTTGCGACACCTTTGAACACCCGTTCTGAAACAAGCAAGCCCTGTTCGCCTAAGTCTTTTAGTTGACCTACGTTAACGCCAAACTCTTTAGCAATAGCTCGTGACACTGGTAACGACGCTTCCATTACAGAACGCAATTCGTCACCATCTAACCGGCCCTTAGCGAATGCTTGGGATAGCTGAATTAATACGGAACTAACTTCCTGCGCGGTCTGTCCGTTGGCCTTAAACGCTTTGGTTAAACCGTCAACAACGTCAAGCACATCGGCCTGACTGAAACCAAATTCTTTTACAGCATTGTCTATACGTTGAAATGACAGCGCAACGCCTTCAATTTCAGACCGGCCTGACTGTGCTATTTCAAAAACCCGAGCCTGGATAGCCGCGTACTTTTCTAAACTGTCTGTGGATTGGCGTATTTTGTTGCCCACAATAGTCCAGGAATCGGCGTAATTAACTAAAGTTCGTACTGTGAATATACCGGCAATAGTGGCTGACAAACTGCTAAGCTTCGTGTTCAGACCGTCTGCGTTTCGGGCAACGCCCATTAATGTGCGGTCAAAGTCTTGAGCTTGGCGCTTAGCACTATTAACATTTAAAATTATTCTGATAACCTTAGTTGTCATTTTGCAGCCTTATTTTTAGACTTTTCTAAGTCGCGTTTCATTTTGTCAGAACATGCTTTTAAGAAATGGCCGTCTAAACCTTTGACTATAAATTTAACAATATCGAAGTCGGAAACTTTAGACGTACAGTATTCTTTTAAAATATGATTAGGTATTGTTTTTAATTCTTCAGATTCTTGACGGCATTTATAAAAGATACTCAATATGTCTTTTTGATAAACGGTTAATTCTTTAGGTTTTAGTTTATAAAAAGTAGCCGTATCTTTCCACAAAACAGAATGATTATAAAAATCATCTTCTGGACTTTCGCTTTCAGGGTAGCTTTCCCGAAGCATTAAAGCCCAGTCTAATTCTTTTTTATTGCTTCTAAATCCTCGCTGGCATCGTCATACAAATAATTTTCAAAATTTGTACAGCCTTTAAGTATTTCAGAATTTAGAGATAAATAATATTCAGGGTTTGAGAATACAGCCCTTGCTGTTTCTTTACTGTATTTTAATTCACGAAGCTTCGGCTTTTCTATTTTATTTTTAGTGCCAAATAAATTTCTAAATTTATGAAAAAATTCATACCATTCGTATTCTTCATCTTCGTCGGCTTCTTCAGTTAAAACGCCATCCCAACCAACAACGCCGTATTCAATCAACCATTCGGCTAAAAGTTTATTTGAATCGCCGGTTTGGTCTTTGTGTAAAGGGCCAAACAGTTTCTTTTTAAGTTCTTTTAAAAAATCTTCGCTTTCGGGAGTACCCCAACGCTTCAAATAAAAAACACCATCCCCGATAAAAATAGGAACGCCGTTAGTTTGTTTGTGGGCATCTTCACGATAAGCACTTAATTTCATTTTAAACCTGTGTTAAAAAAGGGCAGCTAATGCCACCCTTTATTTAGTTAGCTATTAGTTAAAGTTAGTGTAAATTCGCAAAGTTTTTCCGTACTGGCCTTTTTCAGCGTTAAATGTACAAGACGAACTTGCAATTACGTTAGCTTCGGTTGATTGGTCATGTTCAGTGATTTTAATTCTGTCCATGATGATAACAGCTTTTTTACCAGAGCCAAAGTTTAAAACAACGCCGGTGCCTGTGATATTTGTACCGTTTTCAAAATAGTTACGGAACACAAACGGATTTGATTTTGGCGAACGGGCGACGATAGAGCCGCTTAGTGAAATTTGGCCCAAACCGAAACGTTGCCCACAACCAGCCGCGTTATCAACTTGGTTATTGTTGCTGTACTGGAACGACATTGATTTAACAGAACAGGTTGCGAACAAGTTGTTTACAATGAATTGTTCAATGTTTTGTACAGAACTTAATGCGTCATCAGCAGGCGCTGCTGAATCAGATTGACCCGCAACAGCTTCTACACTTGGCAGCAGCTTTTCAAACTGTACGGTCGTTTCGTAAGTTAACGGGCCTGTTTCTGGAATGGTCATAGTTGCGGTATTGATAAAGCCGTTGTATGCCGTTCTGTAACGAACACCACCGACAGCGGTATCATCAGGGGCGCGGTCTTGCATGGTTAACAGCGTAGGTGTGTCGCCGGTCACAGTTTTGAAGCTCTTAACCGTAACTGCCGCGCCTTCTGCTTCAACAACAGCCGGTGACGGATAAGTAGTTACAGCAGTAGACGTTTTAGAAACAACTTGATACGCAATGTTCAATGAGGCTGCGACAAAACCTTCGGCAAAAAACCAGTCACCGACGGCCAGGTCGTCAGTCCAACCTGAAGGGCCTGCAATCGTGGTGCTTGTGCTAGAAAAGGTTGACGCTGTTTCAGTCGTGGTTGTTTCGGCAATGCCGCAAATAGAGGCTC